TCTAATGAACTTGCTACATTTGACTTAATGTATAATCTGTCACCATTTACTGCTACTATCTTTGCGCCACCATCTATAAGCTCAAGTGACGATCCACTTGGTATTGGTGCATTTTTAATAATATAATAGTTTGCACCTCCACTTGTAATGTAAGCTTCTACCGTAATTGATTGTGTATGTACATTCGCTAATCGTATTCCTACAATACAATCAAAGCTATCAAAGTTAGAACCATTAGGCATATCTACGGCAGATGTTCCTATATTCCTTTCTTTGAATTGTCTAAAATTTTGTGCCATTATTTTCTCCCTATAATGCTATTGCCATTGCTACTGCAAATCCTTGTGTTGCTGCACCAGAAACTACGCCTAAATTAGCAGGGGTAATCTTTTTCATTGTACCACCATCATCTACAAGAACAAAGTCTGCATCTCCAGAAGATGTTGTAGTTGTTGGTGTATCAGAGTTACCTGTAGTTATTACAGTTCCAGTTGCATTTGGTAATAAAATTGTTCTGTCGGCTGTTGGGTCAACAACATATAAAGTTGTTTCATTAGAATTATCGGTATCTCCTTCAAAAACTATATCAACACCAGCTTTAAGAGTAACATTACCATTTGAAGCAACTTCAAATCCTTCATTTAATTTAAGTTTACCACTTGAAGACATATCAAAACGACCAGCTTCTTTATCTACACCACCATCAGTTCCTTTAAAAATAATGTCTTTATTATTTGCACCAACATCAATATATAAATGACCTGTACTATTAGCTATGTAAGAATTACTGCTATCATGGTATATTTCTAAATCACCATCTGCACCAAATTTAGCTTTAGCATTATCACCAAACTCTAAAGCATTGTCTGATTTATCCCATACTACATTATAGTTAGCACCAGTAAAAGTTGCATCACCATCAATAGTTAATCCAGTTAGTGTACCAACACTTGTAATATTAGCTTGTGCTGCTGTTCCTATTGTTGCATTAAAAGTTTTATTTACATTCCATGAATCATCTGAATTTGTATAAGTAAGTGTTGCATCTGTATCACTTCCACAATCAACTGTAAGACCACCACCATTTGCAGCTGCTGCATTGTTAGAATTTTTTGCAACTGTAATATTCTTATCAGTAACATCTACTGTTGTAGAGTTTACTGTGGTTGTAGTACCATCTACCTGTAAGTTTCCTTTTACTTGAACAGTTCCTGTATTATTACCTACTACTGCTGGATCAATAACAAATGTAGCTGGACCTCTAAGTTCACCAGCAACAGTTAAGTTATCACCTAAACTTACAGCATTACCAAAAGCATTTGTAATTCTAGCATCAGCTCTTGCATTTGTATAATATAAGTTAGATCCTTCTGTTAGATTACCTGTATTATAAGTTGATATAAATGTTACCCAAGCAGAACCATTGTATACTTTCATTTGTGATGAACTAGTATCATACCATAAATCACCACTACCTATTGTGCCACCTGAAGGTGCTGAGCTTCCTATAAAATAAGTATTAGCAAAAGCATTTACATTAGTTATATTTGTAGCAACTGTATTAATATTACTACTATTATTAACTACTGAGGTTATGTTAGAACTTATTCCTGCTACAGTAGTAACATTAGAACTTATACCAGCTACTGTATTAATGTTAGAATTGTTACCAGCCACTGTATTAATATTAGTAGCATTACCTGCAACTGCATTAATTTCTGTAGTGTCTCCTGCAACTGTAGTTACGTTAGAACTTATTCCAGCTACTGTATTAATATTACTAGCATTATTTACAACACTTGTAATATTACTATTCATACCTGCAACTGTAGTTATATTACTAGCTATTCCTGCAACTGTATTTACATTAGAACTCATATTTGCTACTACAGTTACGTTAGCATGTATACCCGCAACTGTAGTTACATTAGCATTTATATTTGCGACTGTATTAATGTTTGTATTATTACTAGCAACTGTAGTAACATTAGCATGTATTCCAGCTACTGTAGTTACATTAGCTGCTATACCAGCTACAGTAGTTGTATTAGCACTTATACCTGCAACAGTTGTTACATTACCTGCTATACCAGATACTGTTGTAATTTCATTTGAAATAGCTAATACTTCTGCAATGTCATTGTCTTCAGTAGTAACAGTATTACCCATAGCATTACCATGAGCAGTACAATAATATCTAGCTGGTTGTGTTCCTGTAGCTGGCACTGCAAAGACTACTTTAGCACCTGCTTGACCAGCTGTTCCAGTTACAGTTACTCCTGTAGTATAAGCGTTACCTGATGCATCTTTAAATGCAAGTGGGTGTCCACTGTTAGTATTATCACTGACATCAAAAGTATAAGTAAAACCTTTTACAAGTGTAAGGGCTGGAGCTGTTGCAGAACCTGCTCCTGTATTAATAGCAAATTTATTACCACCACTATTAACTACTGTAACTGTATATGTAGCTGTACCTTCAAATATTCCTGCAACTGTATTTACGTTAGCTATATTAGTAGCTACACTTGTTATATTAGTATTAGCACTTGCTACCGTATTGATGTTACTTGAATTACTATTTACTGCGTTTATATTAGTTGAATTACTATTGACTGCATTAATGTTAGTTGAATTACTATTTACTGCTGATACAGCTGAACTAATTCCTGCTACATCTGTAACATCACTATCTATTCCTGCTACTGTTGTAACATTAGCTTGTATACCTGAAACAGTATTAATGTGTCCTTGCTCTGTTGTAGTTGGTTTAACTGTTACCCAAGCTGATCCAGTATAAACTCTAAGTATATTATCTGTAGTTTTAAAATACAAAGCACCTGTTAATAATGCATTACCATCGTTATCAACAGTAGGATCGCTAGTTTTATTTCCTAAATATCTATCATCAAATGCATCATAGCTAGCTGCTGCTGCTGTTGCTGAACTAGCTGCTGCAGTTGCACTATTACCTGCATTAGTTTCTGAAGTACTTGCATTACTTGCTGAAGTACTTGCATTGCCTGCTGAAGTAGACGCATTATTTGCGCTTGTTAAAGCTTCTCCAGCTTTTGTAGTTGCTGTTGTAGCATTAGTAACTGCTGTATCTCTTGCACTTTCAGATGCAGTTTTTGCTACAACACTTGCATCACGAGCTGTTTCCGAAGCTGTCTTAGCTACAACACTAGCATCACGTGCAGTTTCACTGGCAGCTTGTGCAGTTTGAGATTGAGTCCTTGCAGTTTCACTAGCGGCTTGTGCTGTTTCAGAAGCTGTCTTAGCTGTCTCAGCAGCATTTTTAGATGCAAGTGCATCAGTAGCTGAGGTTGCTGCAGAAGTAGCTCTAGTTGCTATTGCTTGTTCAAGTGTATTAAGAGTAGTATTATTTAAACTATTAAACAATCCTCCTTTAGAGGCATCATCAGTTGCTCCAACTGAATTAACTGTATCTGGTGCTGCTGGTGTTGTCATTAGATTAACCCTCTTCCATTAAAGTTTACTTGCACATTTCCTCCTGCTGCATTACGTTTAGTATCCTCATCATTTAATTCAAATACTTCTTGATCAAATAATTTTTTATACTTAACACCCTGATCATCATCTTGCAAATAATAAAATACTTCTGAAAGTGCACCCATTAATAATACTCTTTCATTCTCATCACGTAACCAGTTAGCGGCTTCATTACCTTTGTACTTAGCATTGTTTGTTCCTACACCTCCAGTATCTGCAGCTGTTGCTTCTGATTGTGTAGCATAAGCTATATTAGTATTATTATTAACAAAGAAAAGACTTACAGCAGCTGTATTATCTTGTGTTAAAAATTCTGCCGCATAGTTAGCTGGTGTTACATCGTACACTGCATTCAGTGCTGGTAATCTTCTATAATAATGTAATTCTATTTTATCTGCAGTACTTAAACTATTTGCTTGACCAAATCCAGGTGCTAATAATAATGTATTACCTTGTCTTGAAAAATAACCTATGTAACTTGTTTTAAGTGCTGACCAATCATTAAATGTTCTTAGATCCGTCTTTTCATTAAATACTCTACACGTTCTATTATTAACATCTATTTCTCTTATTTGTATAAACTCTATTAAATCACTTGGTAAAGTTAAATCTGTTTGACTTGGTAAATAATTAGTACCAGTTGTAGTAGCTGCATTTAAAGCTGTAGAGTTATATGTAATAGTATTTTCTAATGCCGCTACTCTAAGATTCCTATAACACTTATCGGCAGCATACCTTAAGCAATCTTGAATCCTAGTGTCCTTTAATACAGAAGAATCTTTATTAGACCAATCTCTAACTAACTCTGTAAATTGTGCATAAGTCGGCATAATTATCTCCCTAAGTATTTACAAGCAAATGTTTATATTCTGTTTGTAATATATACTTTAGCTTTTTCATTTTATCTTTATCACGCATAAATGTGTTGTCATGTAAATTTATTCCGTGGTCTTCATTAATTTTAATAGCTACAATATCTGGTATAGTGGCCATTTTTCTAAAACCACTTTTATTTTGTTTTCTTCCAAAGTATGATTCTCTATCTCTATCTAGCTGAGCATTTTTTAAATACTGTGAAACATCTTGCTTAGCTTCCCAGTTACCTGTTTGTAAATCAAAGCCTGCTTTAATATCTTCCTTTGGTTTTACTGTAGAACTACCAAATGTAAATTCGTTTTCTTTTGCCATCCTCTTCTCCTACTAAGTAGCCGGTTCTGTGATAGCAATAAATCTACCAGTCTTACCGATGTAACCTAATAAGTCTCCAGCTGTTGCTGTGCTAGGAGTTCCTTGTAATATTGGTATAGGTGAATCACCTGCCGCTTCATTTGTTTGAAGAAGTTGTAAGTGAGTTAATTTATAACCACCACCTGTAGCTGCACCTATTCTGTATACACACTTTTCTACTGGGTATATATTTCCTGCATTTGTTTTTATAACGTACATTGTTCCCTCCGTTATGTTAATTAGTTTTTCTTTTTCTTAGCTGCTATTATTTTCTTTTTTAATTGATCAGGTAAGTTATGTTGACGACCAGTTAATACTGATCCACCTTCTTCATAATACTTAGCCATACCACCCATAGCTTTATAAGTAGCTTGCTCTTTAGTTTTTAAATTAGTTGGATTACTTTTACTATCTGTATATTTAAGCTTAGGTTTTTTCTTAGGCATTGGAACATTTGATTTTGCTCCTGCAATATTTGGATTTGCATTAATAACTTGCATTGCCATCTTTTGATATTTTTTACTTATCGGCATTAATCTCTCCCTGTAATAACCATACCACCGTCTTTATAGTAGCTAGAAACTTTTCCGCCTTTATTAAAACCCTTAGCTTTTTTCCAAGATTCAAAACTCATATATCCTGGTTTTTTCATTGGTGGATCTCCTACAGATACTTTATGAAAATTAGCACGTCTCCACTGTTCTTTTAAAGGTAAATTATTTACCAGCTTAAGACCTGGTATATCTAATGAATTCTTTCCCATATTTATTCTCCAATAAAAAGGAGAGACTAATTAAAGCCTCTCCTAATAGTTTTAATTAAGACCGTAGATTGCTCCACATCCTAATGGGTTACGTACCTCAAGAGTGCACTCTTCAACCATCATACCTTTAGTTGAATCACCTTGCTGACCTACGTCAACCTCTTGTAGAGGTCTTAGGTAAGCTGTAGCAAACCACATTGGATCGTAAATCAATGCTGCAAGGTTTGCCGCATCTGGTCTACCACCTGATGTGAATTTATTAGATGCATGGTTATGTCCATGTATACCATCAAGTAAGTTAGATAAACCCATGATGTAGTTAGGTACAACCATAACTTCACCAAAGTCTGACATATAAACATCAACAGATTGTCTTAATTGACCACCTGCATCAATGTTTCTAACTACGCCAGTATCACTAACCATAAGATCAGAGAAGTCTCTTCGGATCTTTGGTGATACCATGATCTTTGAAGCTTTACCGCCTTGCTCATAAATCTTCTGCATAACAGAATCAATATCAGTAAGTGCTAAGCTTCCTCTTGTTGGAGGAGTAGAACTTGAAACAGCTACTGTAGATCTTAAAACAGCCGTACCTTCATTATCAGCTAAACTTCCTGTACCTGCAGAAGGTGCCATAAATTGGCCTACATATACAACTGTGCTTGCGCTGTTAATAAACGATTGAAAACCACCTGCGGATCTTGAACTACCATCTTGCGGAGTAATAGCAGAAGATACATTGTAAGAGTGAATCATATCAAATTCAACATCTCTTCGTAGTTCTGTACCACGCTTCTTAAGTTGGTATGCATATTCGTCTGCAACACCAGCTTGATCAACAGCTCGTCTAGTTCCTGACACAGCAATAGTCTTACCATTAATCTGTGTATAGTTACCTAGTCTTGTTCTTTGTGGTCCTGACTCTGCAAACTTACCACCAACAGCAGGTGTTGCAGAAGCGCCACCAGCAGCTGGGGCTAAGAAGTCTTGACCTTCAGGAATTCTTGAATTACCTGGAGCTTCGAGTGTGTCTGTTTGCCATTCATGATAAATAGCGGATGCTGATGATTTACCAATGTCTGATGTGAACGGAGTCTCATCTCTAGTAATCATTGTTATAAAGTTCGCTAAGTCTTCTCTTTGTGAGACGTTAGCACCTGTGCTTCGCGACGGACCGCCTGGGCCTCCAGTGGCGCGAACAGCTAATAGATTAGTCATATCTTAATTCTCCTAAGATTTAAATATTAGATAGTGACCGCTCGGCATAACTTTTTAGAAAAGCATCTTGATCTGCTTTTGATGAATCTTTACTTAAAGCTCTTTTCCTTAAAGCCTGTGCAGCATCTAATTTCTTTTGCTTTACAGGTTTAGATTTTTTAACAGGAACAGATTTAGTAGGCGCTACTTTTCTTTTAGCAGTACCTTTATTTAATCCTTGCTTTAAAATTCTATAATCATTAACAAACTTAACTATATTAGGATCAATGATAGTATCTAATACTTTTTCATCAATACCTTCTTTAAGTGCAAACTCACGAATATCTTTAGCAGTACTCTCATTAAATCCAGGAATTAAAGTAGGTATAGCTTCGTCAAATACTTTTAACTGCTCATTCCAAACTTTTTGCATTTGCTCCTGAGATTTTTCAGCAACGGTTTTTTGTAAACCTTCGCGTTCTTTTCTTGCCGTCCAATATTTCTTTTGAATTTGTTCTCGTTTATCTTTAAGTTCGCTAAGATTAAACGTATCGTTTTCATCTCTAGCTTTTTCGATTTTTTCTTCAAGTGCATGAAATGATTTTGCATGCTCTTGCTCCGACTTATATAATATAGCTACTGAAGCATCAGACATTTCTTTTACTTCACCTAGCTTTTTATTATAATCATCTTCGAAAGTTTTCCTTGCGTCACCAAGTTCACGACCCTTTTTAGAAAGAGATTGTTCAGTAGAATAACCTTTAATAAGATCATTAAAAGAAACTTCAGAATCTTGTCCATCAATCTTAATAGATACTTTAGCTTCTAAGTCTAATTCCTCTGGAGTAAATAATGTAGTGTCTTGGGTAGCGGATTCTTGATCAGCATCCTCAACTTCATCTTCTACTTCTTCAGTATTAGCTTCTTCTTCAACTTCTTGGTTCTCAGGTTCATCAGTTTCTTTCGGGTCTTCTATATCTTCTGATTCGCCTGGGTCAACTTCAGGTACTTGCTCTTCGGGTAGAGATTCTTCTTTCGGAATAAAATCCGAATTAGAAACAATGTCAGCCAGCAATTGTTCTTGTGTTCGACCATCCGGTGCAGCAGCATCATCCTTTAAGGGGGTAGAGGCTACTTCTGCTTCGGGTATTTGTTCGCTCATTTCTTATTCACCTCTTTTTTAGGTTTTAATAGTGAGTTGTATCTTTGTTGTAATGAATACAAATAATATAACTTATCACAGTTAAGCTTAGTTTTACCACCACTTCTGCTTGAATCATATTCTAATGTATTAATCATATCACTTATATTTTCCAATAACTTATCGTAATCAATTTCTCGATTCGTCATCATTGTCCTCCTTTAGGTATGGAATATTCTTTCCATATGTCTCGAAGTTTATCATTTTCTCTTTGACACTTCCTAGTGCCATAGCAGAAGAGTAGAGGAACTCTCGAGATTTAGTTTCATGCGGATCAGTCTTTAACCATTCTATAAATAGATCTATTAAGACTTCCCCATATACTTCATCAAAAAATTCATTTCTTTCCCTAGATGCAAAGTGCCCTTTAACATGGGCACGTCGCGCTAATTCTTCAGGATGTATTTTATGATTACCGTATGATTTTTTATTGCCCAGCTTCTTCTCAGCTGTCTCACGGTATTTGTCCATATCTTAGCCACCAAAAATTGGTACTAAGATCGGAGCTACAACTTCTTTTGTTAGGCCTAAAGCTAGTACTAGTTTAATACCAAAACTAACTACGCCTGAAAATGTAATTGGATCCATAATGTCCTCCTATTATTTATGCTATTAGTGTATTATATACAACTTCATTTACTTGCGCTGAAGTACCATGTGAAGTTGTTAAGCTAACTAATGTTTGTGCGCCATCATTTAAACCTTCAACGATTCTATAGTCTTTTGCTTGAACTGTAATATTTGATTGTACAGTTGTTCCAGCTGTTGCTACATCAAAGTTAATTGTTGAGTCGCTATCATTAGTAACTATTATTTTACCAGCTCCTGATCCAGCAGCTGTTGTAACTGTTCCAGATTGTGCTGCACCAACACCTGATGCATTAATTGTAACTGTGCCCATATTATTCTCCCTTTAAGATTTGTTTGGCCATCATTATTATTTGAGCATAGCTAGGATGCTCAGGTAATTGTGCGCCATCCTTAGTAGCTTTAATAGTAAGGTTGGCCCATTCTTGATAATGTTTATCAATAGCTACTGCTAATTGTTTTGAATTATCATCTTCTGTATTTTTGCTTTGCGCATTAGTAAAACCTATATTAGCTTCTACTAAAGTAGCATCAGCTGTAGCTTTTCTTGCTGCTTGTTGTCTGTTTTGTTCAGCTTCTTGTGATTGCTTTTGAATTGTTTCAGCAGCTCTTTGCTTAAACTCATCAGTAGTATAATCTTCTAAGAAATCATTACTATCTAAACTCATTGCTTCAATTAACTTAGTAGCTAATATAGCAGGAGCTGCAGGTTTAATTACCATACCTACACCTTGACTATTTAATGCTGGTAATATTTCTGAACCTATCTTAGATAGTTTTGCAATTTGATTAGCATTAGAGTTTTCACCAATGTCTAATAAAATTTCTACATCCATATTAGAAGGTAATGTTTCTATATTAACTGTACCATATACTCCTTCTAAGTTGTATGTCATTTTACCTTTCATATTTTTACGCATAGTTTCATATATACCAGAAACTAACTTTTTAAATCCAGTCTCAGCAAACCTACGTGCAATATGTTGTATTCTTTTCTGCGCTGCAGACTGCACAGCAGCTAGTTTCTGCTCTGAGTTACCTGATATATACAAAGTATCGTTAAGACCTTGTGCGGCCTTTGACATGCCCGTTGCTTGTTCTTTTATTACCTGCAAGTACTCTAGTAATGGCACAGTACCTGAAGATATTGTTTCAGGCGCCATCTGTTGTACTGCATTTACTGGACTACCGTTAGTTGGTATAATCTGTTTAGGCTTCATATTCTGCAATGCACTAAAATCAACTACGTTAGGATCTGCAAGCTTAGGCGAATAGTTAGTTAAGTAAGTATTTTCTACAAAGCCACGCAGTATAGCTGTAGATGCTAGAGTAGATGACCTACTAAAGTCTGCCATTGACAGACCATAAAATTCAAATGGAATATCAATAGGTGTAATAGATGCTAGTGGTATGTTATCAACGTCTTCTTCGTACATTATATAGTCGCCAACAGTTATTATATGCTTTAATTCTGCAATACCATCACCATCTCTGTCTACATTTACCCATGCTTCAGTAACTGTTACAGTTTTATTAGCTTCTAATGCTACATCTGCTTCTACCATACTACCAGATATATACTCTTGTCCAGTAATTTCTTTTCTTGCTGCAACTTCTTCTGAATATCTTAAGCTACCACCGTAAGAATTATCTCCTAGCTCGTCCCATTCTGTAATATCTTTAGTTTCTTCCGGATAATGCTTACGTAACTCTGATCTTGTCATCTCTGTTTGTATACCAACAAAAGATGCTTCTTCAATTGATGTAGATTCACGGGATATTCTAAAGTTTTCTGGTGGTACTAACTCTAGCTTTACACGAGATCTATCAATTGTTCTTTTAATTCGTACGTTAATGTACATTAACTCTACATTAGGTTCATCTTTATCTATAGGATTTATAGCATCAACTACATTTTCAAATTGAAGATCCCCTACTATTTCTATATCGTCTGCAGCAAGTAGCTCATCTAACTTTGTTTGTGATATTCTTTCAAACTCTTCAAACTTATGATCTTTATCTTGCACATATGTCCAACGACACACAGAATTTTTCCATAATAAAGAAGCTTTAATCCATTGCTGTAGTAATTCCCAGCCATTATTCTTTTTAAACAAACAATAATTAACTATAGCTGAAGCATCTTTTGCCGCAGCAAAGCTGCCTGGTGAGTCATCATAAGGTACAAATCGTGCTAATCTATGATTACTTAAGAATAAATCTGATATAATAGCTGTATATGCTTCTATAACTTCTGTTGTAGATGTATCAACAATAGTGCTTACACCTTGTGGTGTTAAATGACTTTCAGGTACACCTGCATATTCATACGTAGCTTTTAATCTTTCTCTTGATAAGTCTGCAGAATCTAACCAGTCACCACTAGAATTCATTATTCCTTTATCAATAAGCTCAACTAATTCATCATCAGTAACTTTTTCTTTATATCCATAAGGTTCGGTCATTTAGCTTCTCCTCTGTACATAGGCACTTTCTTTTTTAGTTGTTCTAAATCTTTAACTGCATATGAACCTGCTTTAGGAAGAACTCTCTCTTTCTTTTCTTTCTTCTTACCGCTTAAGTACTTTGGATCTCTGCCATCCTGTATATATCTTTCAAACATATTCCGCTCCTGGGATTTTAACATGTACATTCTTTTGTATTTGCTAGCTCTGCTAATAATTCTTTATTTCTTTTTAACACTTTGTAATGTGCTTTCTTTAATTCTTTATAATCCATTTTAAGTAACCATAAGTCTTGCCTTGCTGCTAACATTTCTCTTCGTAATGTTTCTTCAAAACTGTCTTCATGGTTTTCCCAACCTTGTCCATTGATAACCATATCATCCTCATTTTTTACTCATCCATGCTGATGTACCCATGTATGCACCGACTATACCAGCACCTGATATATAAAATAAATTACTTACATCTGATAAAGCTTCAACTCTTTCTAATGGTACCCAGGGTAAAAACATAGCAGCTGTAAACACACCCATACCTATTAGTGTAAACCTTGCCATTCGCAATTGGCCTAACTGCTTACGCAGTGCAGCTTCTGTTTCTTTTATTTCTTTTAAATGTAATAGTTCTTCATCAGTAACTATACCATCACCGTCTTCATCGTACTCATTAAATCTTGAGTTTTTTTCCAAGTTCTTCTGTATTGCTTTCATTACCATTGTACTTTTCCGGGTTTGTAAACTGATCCGTACATTTTTGTTTAAGAACTACAAAAGGTAA